CTTTCATGTGTAGAAGTTGTAATATTTTCCGAAGTCATATCGGTACAATTAGCAGAAATACCGCTATCGGTTGGTGTGGTTGATGCAATTGTCATTGCAGATAATGCACTGTCTGCGATGCCACTATTACAAGTTGCAGTGATTCAGAATGTCACCATAACGGAAATTCTAACTGCACTGTTTTTGGGGCGTTTAGACGTTAATTTGTCGGATATCGCGACCAATAAAATCGTGTTATCTGATTCATATGTGTATATGGTAAAGTTATTGGACAGGAGTAGAACGTGAAGACAAAAGAGAAAACAGGTATTCGGGGTTTTTATCGGGTTCACCTGATAAATGAAGATGGCAGTCTAGCCGGTGATTCCGGCTGGAAAGAAAACCAAGTAACGAACGATGGATTTAATAATTTCCTCGCTAAGTTATTGGGCGGTATCAGCGGATCATCGCAAATTACCCATGCAGCGCTTGGCACCGGCGGCGCACCGGCGGCGAGCGATACCACGTTGGCCGGCGAACAGAGTGTTCGCGCCGCTGTGACGGCTGCCACAAGTAGCAATAGTAAGGCGGTGCAATTTACCGCTACGTTTGCCAGCGCAGCTAGTTTTGTGACAGCTACTAAAAATATTTCTAACATAGGATTATTTGCTACGTCCACAGCAGGCGGCGGTACTCTGTTCGCTGGGAATACATACGCGAGTAGTAGTTGCGCCACGAATCAAAGCGTGAACATAACTTACACGATCAACTTCAGTTAAATTTACTGTTTGATTTGTCGAACATTTTTTTAGAAACAGGAGACTATGACCATACAAGAACTGCTACAACAAAAAAGCGGCATTCGCTTAGACATTGGCTGCGGCGCCAATAAGCAGCCTGGTTTTATTGGTATGGATGTGCGGTCACTGCCAGGGGTTGACATCATGCATGATGTGTGTACATTCCCCTGGCCGCTACCTGATGAATGCGTGCTAGTTGCAATAGCAAGCCACCTGCTTGAACACATTCCGCCATTCCAGGCTGATCCAAAGCTTCTGGGACTGATTCAATTGCTTTTGGATAGAGGCGTGATTCAGCTTGAAGATGTGAAGGAATATATTGGCAACTTTATTTCCACGCCGATGTTTATTCAATTCATGAATGAAGTGTGGCGCGTTATGAAGGTTGGCGGTGAGTTCGCTGTGGTTGTCCCTCATGGTCGCAGTGATGGATTCCTGCAAGACCCGTCTCATTGCAACGCCATGAACGAGGCGCGTTGGGCATACTTCGATCCGTTTGAACCCAACACGCAGGGGCAACTGTGGCAGATTTATCGCCCCAAGCCGTGGCGATTGAAACATCTAAGTTGGGATCCATCCGCAAATATAGAAGTTGTATTAGTCAAACGTGGCCTAGAGGAGATTGCCAATGTCTAACCCTGTACGTGAGTATCGAACAGTTGTTCAGGATAGCGGCGATCCTGGCTACGTGAATCGACTGCTCATTGGGACGCCTGTAACCGGGCTTGTGCGCATTGAATGGGTACAAGCTCGTTACGGTCAGATTATTCCAACCAACTGGAGCATGGTACAGATGCTTCAGTTCATGAACAGTTACATGCCGTTAAGATACCAGGTAGCTGACGCGCAAAATTTGATCGTGAAAGAAGTTGTTGAAAAGGATTTTGAATGGCTACTCCTAATTGAACATGACACCATTCTGCCGCCGGATGCATTCATCCGCATCAATGATTATATTAGAGAGAAGCGTCATCCTGTGGTCAGCGGATTGTATTACACGCGTTCGCGGCCATCAGAACCATTGCTTTATCGTGGCCGGGGAACTAGCTATGTGACCGGCTGGAACCTGGGTGATAAGGTGTGGTGTGATGGTGTACCAACGGGCTGTTTGCTGATTCACGGCGGTTTGTTACGTGCAATATGGAATGAGTCGGAAGATTATATGCTGCAAGGGATTAAGACGCGGCGTGTTTTCAACACGCCCAACAACGTGTGGTTTGATCCTGAATCCCAGCAGTTTAATACGAAAAGTGGCACAAGCGATCTGGAGTGGTGCAGTCGCGTAATCGAAGGAGACTATTTTACTAAATCAGGTTGGAATGAATACGCATCTATGCGTTGGCCGTTCCTAGTGGATACGAACATCTTTTGCCGACACATTAACCCAAATGGAGAGCAGTTTCCGTAGTTACTGCACTATGTCATAGGAATCGTAGCCAAGCTTAGATAGAGTTGAGGTATGCACACCATCGGACAATGTGCCGTCGTAGCGGCAGCCGCGACGCAATTGACCTATGGGCCATCGGGTGCAAAATACTCGCCCACGAAGGATTTTAAAAAAGCGACGCCCGCGCTTGGTATAGATAAGTGTTTTAACTCTTTTCATGAGTGCATTCTAACACAAGGGGTTGAAAATGGATAATCTTACTGTAAAAGTATCAGACACATTGTTGGTAAAAATGGCGACTGCACAGCGAACAGACGAAACACAACCACGAGCGCAGCCGGTAACGTTACCGCCGCTGACATTGGGTGTTTCGGTCAATGAAAGTGTTGGCACAAAGGAGAGCATTGGATGATTAACGCTTACGATGTTGGCGATTTGGTTCGCGTGCAAGGCGCATTTACCAATGCGGCAGATGTAGCTGTAGACCCAACGGCGGTCACAGCAAAAATCAAGACTCCGGCAGGTGTGGTCACAACCTACACTTATGGTGTTGACGCTCAACTCGTGCGCTCTACGGCTGGAACATATTATGTGGATGTATCAGCTACAGCGGCGGGCGACTGGTATTATCGTTTTGCCAGCACCGGCGATGGGCAGGCGGCGGGTGAGAATAAGTTTTATGTGAAAGAGTCGGCGTTTTAGATTACGCCTTACACCTAAAAAATGGCAACAAAGAGCGGTTGGCAAGAAATTTTTTTAGAAAAGCTGGCAAAACTATCCAATGTCAGCGCTGCTGCTCGCGCCGCTAAAATTACACGTGAATATGCTTATCAATATCGTTATGAAAATGAAGATTTTGCCAAAGCCTGGCAGGATGCATTGAGCGAAGCAACGGAAAATGCTGAAGGCGAACTATATCGACGTGCTGTTCATGGCACGTTAGAACCAGTATATCAAAGCGGTGAAAAAGCTGGTAGCATTAGACGTTACAGCGACACGCTTTTGATATTTTTGCTCAAGGCGCATAGACCGGAAAAGTATCGGGAAATAACCCGCAGTGAACTGACAGGTCCAAATGGCACGCCGATTCAAGTACAAGCAAAACCGGATTTATCAAAGCTAACTGCAGAGGAGCTATTAGTTTTGCGCCAAATTTCAGAGAAGTTGAACGATGATCATTCCGACGATTGATGAAATTGACCGTGAGCTATGCAAACGCAGTCTGGCTTATTTTATCAAGCAAGCCTGGCCGCTTGTGGAGCCTGGCAATAGATATATCCACGGCTGGCATATCGACGCCATCTCTGAACATCTGGAAGCGGCTACGCGAGGGCAAATTCGCAATCTAATCATTAACATTCCGCCGCGGCACGCTAAGTCGCTGCTGTGTTGCTTCTGGTTTACCTGGGTGTGGACACAGAAACCGGAAAGCCGGTGGATATTTAGCAGCTACGGTGAAAACCTGGCAATTCGGGATTCAATCAAATGCCGACGTATCATTCAGTCCAGTTGGTATCAGTTCTTATTTGGGGATGTATTTAAACTAGCAGGAGATCAAAATCAAAAGACTAGATTCGACAATGACAAAACCGGTTATCGCTTGGCAACCAGTGTAGGTGGTCAAGCAACCGGCGAAGGTGGCGATGTGATTGTTGTGGATGATCCTATTAAAGCCTTGGATGCCCACAGTCCTACCATGCGCCAAGCCGTTATCGACTGGTGGGACAATACCATGTCCACCCGTGGCAACAATCCAGACACCGTGGTTAAGGTGGTCATTATGCAGCGTCTTCATGAGCAGGACTTGACAGGCCATCTTCTGGAGCGTATGAAAGCAGATGGTCAACATTATGAACATCTGTGTTTGCCTGTTGAGTATGAGGTGACAAATCGAGTAACGGCGCTATGGATCGTGACTGGGAAAC